ATTATATATTATATATTATATATTATAAATTATTTTTATAAGAATAAAAAGTGACCAATTGACCAAAACCGTATAAAACCCCAGCTAGATACGCATATTATTTTGGCCAAAACTGGATTTTGGTTTTGGCCAATTGGCCACTTTTTTGGCCAAAAAGTGGCCAATTTTTTAAGAGGTTTGCCAAAGGTGTTTCAAGCGTTCTTCAAATTCTTATTTTTTGGCCACTTTTTGGCCACTTTTTTTGGCCAATTGGCCACTTTTGAAAACAGTTTTGGCCACCTGTTTTACACTAAATTTTGAGCATCGACGTAATGACTATACCCGCGCAACGGTCGTTCATTGAGTTCCCTCTCAACCGTAACGAATTGTAACGTCCCTCCCACACCACCGGAATCCATGTTTCTCAGCACAAAAGTATTTTGCCTCGGGCGAGCTTGGTAGAGGACATCTTTTTCCATATTCAAAAGAACGTCCTTGATTCCAGAGCAGATCTTTCGGGCCTGCGCTCTCGAATTGCACAAGACCACAACACTCTCGCCAGAATCGAACGCTTTGATAAGGTCGTCCATTCGCATCACTCCACCTCCTCGATCTTGCCCTCGAGAGTGATCCTCACGTGGCGAATATCATAACCTGCTTGTTTGGCGAACTGGAAGCGAAAGTTTGTCTTGGCCCGTCTCTCGCTCTCGGCCATAGTGTCCGCCTGCCAATTGGGAGCTGCCAGCGTGTCATAGACCCTGACGGCCCCGGAGTAGTGGTATTTCTTCATAAGAATATCAATCTCCAAATCATGCGTCTTCCCCACCGCTCTGGCTGCCGTATTCGTATTGCTTTTTCTCTATCAGTTCATAGTGAGTCCCAGACGGAGTAGTTGCCCATATGAGCTGCCGGTCATGATCATCCGCGAGCAGCATCACCCCGAGTCGTGTTAACTTCTCTATCTCGTTCAGCTTTTCGAGAATATCAACATTGTCCTGATTCATTACTGCTCCTCATTCACCACGATGCCGCCATGTATGATAACGCGCTTGCCGTCCAGGTCGAAAAAATCCTCCTACTCTTCCTCACGCCGTTTCGCAGCCCCGGCGTATAGGTATTCCGGCACAAATATACGGCTCCACTCACAAAATGACTCGAAGCAGTTGTCGCACAAATCTAGGCTATCGTAGCCGACGTTGCTGTATTGATAGCCAACTCCGATGTTCAAGACTTGACTCATAACATCACTCGCCTCGACACCATCGGTGTTCGGGTTCCACAATCGATCCCCATTCCAGCCGCGCCTGGCGAACATGACGTGGCGATTCGGGTTTCGATACAAGTGCCCGCAACGATCGCAGCAATATGCCTGTGCCATGGTCTTACTCCTTTTCAATCAGTTCCAAAGCCTTCTCAATATACCAACGAGCCTTCTCAAGATCCTGCTTGACCCCGTCTTTGCGCTCGCATCGCCAGATATACTTGAACGCGGCGATCTTGCAGTATATGGCCAACTCCTCTTTCCCGAACGCGGCCTCCATGGCGTCAATGCACTCCACCGAACCCTGCGTGTAGTGAGACGGGTGGTTGACAGGGTCGTCTTGGATGTTTGGAGGCTCGGTACGCTTGTACTGCACATCCGGAGGCAAGTTATTGAAATACTTGTCGATCCAAGATTGTGTTTCTGGATCGTCGCAAACCCATCTGCCCATTTACGTCTCCTCGATCTTGCTCGGCTCCGCGTCCATTAGTACACCACCGAAATATCAATGTACGGTCGCTCGTCCTCGACGGCATAGAACCCATCCCCTGCACATTCCATGCCGATCGACACCTCAGTCACGTCGGCGTTGAGCCAATCGCCGTGCTCCGATTTGAGGCATTTATAAACGCATTCCGACGGCATCGTGTAGTCGTCGAAGCGATCCGAGGGTTTAAGCACATCAAGTAATTTATTGTCGGGACAGCGATATCTGACCCTCACAAGTTCTTTCGACGGGATCAGGTCGAGCACGTTTTGCAGGGTTATCTTTCCTTTAGCCATTGGTGTTCTCCTCCTCGGATTCTAAAATATCACGGACGAACTCTTCGTCCAACATGCCGTTTCGCAAATGCCCTTCTCCGACAAAGCTCTCAATAACTTCTTTATCGCTTTTGCCTTCCAGCGCAAGTAGTTCGTCTGCCCACTTTTGTGCTTGTTTGGTCTGAGATACCGCGATTTTACCCTTGACCTCGACGTCATCAAATAGAAGGTCTCTTAAAATATCAATCTCGCCGAACGCGCGTAGCAGATCCTCGCGCCGCTCGACCATCTCGTCGAGAATCTCGGGATGCTCTTGGAGAGTCTTAGGAAGCGTGTAGCATCCGCGAAACAAATATCTATCTAAAACTTGATACGCATAAAAGAGTGCTTTACGAAGTATTCTCAATAGCTGCTTCTCGTCAAAACCATCTTGGATAATATCAAGGTTCTCCGTGTACGAACGATTACCCCTCATGTTTGGCCTCCTTTAGTCTCTTATGGTTCAAGCTTGCCATAAGCATCCAAATATCCCTGCGCATGAGCACTGGCCACCAAGAATGCGACTATGTGTAGCGAGTTTGGCGAAAACAAGTCAAACGAATACTCGCCGAGCTGTTTGAATGCCTCATCGCCCGCGTATTTTTTTATAACCTGAATAGTTTGCTTCCAGTCTTGTTGATACACAGCCGAAGCTTCGGGCGGCATACTTTTCTCCTTTCACGATGCGAATCGTTCACAGCCTATCCTCAAACACTCGATCTGGTTGGCTATCTTGGCGAAGCATTCCGGGCACATATCAAGATGCACATCTTGTTTCACGAATCGGTCCGATGCATCCAGCACGATCTTGAGTTTGTAATAACGTCCACTGTCGAACGTGACATAAGGCTTGTAACGCTCATACAGCTTCCCGCAGCAGTCGCATTTGTAAGCCTGCATGTTAGTACTCCTTTATAAGTCCATTAAGAGGCAATACATCATAAATGTATGCGCAGAAATCGACCCACTCGTCCAATTTATGATTTTTGCGCTGGCCGTACATATTCCGTAGAACCTCATAATTCAAGCTTACCGTGCGCGTCTGGTTATAGCTTGAGGGAAGAAGCTGAATGAGTTGCCACCAATCGTCTTTTGGATCGTCGCATACTTTGTCAATATAGAATTGACGATATGCATTAAGATGGTGGATAATGCTATCTAGCACCAATTCACCGGCAGAATCCAAATGCTCGTGCGAAAAATCATCCATGGTAAATTCTTTATTGGCGATGGTGTGCATCGTTGAGCAGGAATTTGCCGTGGTCCCGACCTTGTACGTATCGAATTCCTTCCACCAGTAAAGAGGCGCATTAATGTCCATCGTGACAAATATCATACGCATGAACTTCGAATGCGAAGGCCCGGCAAGAGCGAGTTTCCTCATGAGTGCTGCATCTTTTGGCCCGATGTAGTATTCTGGCTCTTCGTCCGACGACCTTGCCTGAATTACGAGCGTGTTGCCGTCTCGTGCAGGATAATCTATCTCGTCTCCCCACCCACTATCGCTCTTGTCCCAGGAATTAAACGAGTTTCGCATGCCGCGTACTGCCGCTTCCCAGCCATATGTCTCGAGAGCGCCAATTTTGATCATCGTTGCCTCACATTCACCCGTAATATGCTCCGTCAATATCTTTCTGATGGCAGAACTTTAGTGCCAAGCGTTTTGTGCGAATGATGGGATACTTGGCCATCCAACCAAGCGGATTATGGATTATTTGGACAGGCTTCTTTAAATATACGTCATAGCGAAGTTCTTGCTGTTCCTCACTATGGCGCATTCCAAGGACGTTCAAAAAATATCCAACCGGCACTCTCCCTCGCTCATCGGCGCATTCTGCAATTTTCTTTTGCGCATCGGCCAGTTCTTGTCGAGTTCCGTACAAAGGCGTCCCTATATACGGAAGCGCGGCATTTTGCGTGAATATATCAGAGTTAGTTCGCTTTTGGCTCGTCATTCATGTCTACCTCCCAATAGTAATCGTGATTCTTCTCGTCTAGAGGCTTAAAGTTCGCGGCATGCTCAATATCGATTGTGTGGGTGCACTCCGGCCACGAGCATTCTGGGCAAAGTTGTCGGTCACAAATATAAGCTATATTCATCGTGAGCGCCTCGCAAGAACGTCATTCATAAGTCTGTGGTATGTCGTGCCGGTCAGTTCAGCCAAGCGCTTCATGAACAGTATCGCCACTGCCTTCTCTGAGTCGTTCCTGTCGGCAGCGCACCGAGTCACTTCAGTCATCGTGCCGTCTCCCCAGAAAGCCGTTGTCGTCCGGTCGCCGAATATCAATTTGACCAGCCCGAGCGGCCCGTATTCGACATCGCTTTGCGGGTTGAATTCTTCGATGAGACGCTCGTTCTCGACCTTGATCTCGTCCTTGCACATCTGCTCGAAGTCGAACTTCAGCATGGACCAAGGCTGCCGGAGAATATAAGTGTCGTAGAACGGGTCTCGCGACGGGTTCGGGTAGTCGTCAGCGTATGAGACCGTTTCATTCGGTTGAGGAAGCCGAATTATGTTGGGGTTTATGAAGAAATATCCTTTTCCCTTAAAAGGAAACTTACCAAGATCAAGCTTCATGTTTCTTCTTCCTCCTATCCCACCACTTCTTCACCTGTGGCGGAACGAACAAAGCGATCACCGCCGCAACGACCAAAATATCAATCGCAATGTTGATGATGTCTCTGAGGGTTATGACGGTTATGGTCATGCGCGTCCTCCTCTCTACAAGTAATGGTGCGGTGTATGGAAATAGTACATATGCTCCCGCTCAAAGTCGCAATCATCGGCCGAACAATACTCCCCTATGGAAGAAGTATCGCCACTCTTGAAATGCGCGGCAACATAACGGATGTTGTGCCAGCCGATACGTGGGTCGTCGAAGGGCTTTTGGTCCTCAGGAATCCAGACGTCATTTACCCATTTGGCCTCGGTGCGCTGGATCCAAGTAAGCATTTCCTCGACGCTGTTGAACACGACTTTCTCTTCCATTGACTCCCAGAGACCACCTCGCAAGGGTACGTAAAAGTAAAAAATCCATCTAGACTCTCCTTTACTTTTTATGCCCTAATCCTTAAGAGTAAACCTTGCCCATATATTAAAAATGATCAATCCAAGACCAATTTTGATGGTCCATGGTGTATCGAAACACATGCAAATTAGATACGAAATGGCGAAATCAAATATCACTCTGAGCACTGCCCACGCGATATTATACGCGTTTTTGTACGACTTGCTATTCTTATCGACGCGCGCCATGTAGTTCCTCCTGAGTCTCACGAATATCTTCGTCTTCGACGTCGTATCGTTTTACAAAATTCAGCGGTTTGTGCGAATGCTGTTGGGACGGGTAGCTTAGACATTCGCTGCATGTGTACCATGCCGGTTCATCCGTATTCATTTCTTTGATTTCGTGATGAACACAGTATTGGCAGTACACATCAAAATAAACTTCCTTGTCTAAAAGCTCACTCATATCACACCTTCTTACCATTTTACGAATTTGCCTTCATTAAATGTTCTCTTTTCTTTCAATGCCTGCGCAATGGCCAAATCAATATTCGACTTGCTTACGAGATGATAATAATATAAATCTTTGTAGTTGGTATTAAGCCTATCAATTCTGCCCGTTGCTTGTGCCATTACTTTGTATGAATAGTTTTGCGAATAAAATATTATTGTGTCTGTGTCTACACAGTTCCATCCTTCGCATCCGGCGGTGTATTGAACGATGTATACCCATCGAAGAGCCTCCCTTGGAATTGGCTCATGGGCGTGTCCTGACCATTCGGCGACTCTAGTTTCGCGTTGATACTTGAGAGAGAGTAGGATATCTCGCTCATAGTCGAAGTTATAGAAGATAATGACTTTTCGATGCTCCTTAGTGAGTTGTAAAATCGCTCTTGACCTGCTGTCATCGCCATTGACAATTCTCCTCCATACATAGCACAACCCCGAAGCATTCTCGATAGCTTCGTCTCTAAACGGGTCCCATCGGGTTTTTCCGGCGGCTTTATACATCGCTTTGTCATATTCACAATTGACATACACATGATGAGGCTGCGTCGTTCTATTGAACTTCATTTCGACAAGTATCGAATTTCGAAGCCGGACCAGTCTTCCAACATTTGTGTATCGTTCAACTTTCGGGTATTTTGTGTAACGAGAAAACACAACATGGTCGCGATTGAATTCCGTGCGAGACTTGTAAAATCCATTAGCAAGAAATACTGGAATATAATCTTGCCATGTGTCGCCAGGGGTTGCCGACAAAAGTATCCACTGGTTGTTTTCAGCGATCTTTAGAAAAGCAGTAACCCATGCGCCCTTGCCCACTACTCGTTGCTCGTCAAATATAAAAAACGAATTTTTAATATTGGAAAAATGTTTAATGTTGTTCCACGAGTCAACGATTACCGAATCTCCGATTTCAAGGCCAAACACCGCAAGCTCTTCGGCCCATTCTCCCGTGTCGCGTTTTCTCGCGGTCGTGATAATATATAAATTCAATGGATGCGTCATCTTAGATTTTTCATTGGCATCGATATCACCGCCGCACACTTTATAGTAATATGCCAAAGAGGTCCGAGATTTTCCGGAGCCAACCCCGCCGCAAAGAATGGAACCAGTATGCAAATGATTAATAGCTTCTCGCTGATAATCGTAGAGATTAGTCCATGCCATCTCGGACCTCCTTTCGCTAAAAAAAAAAATAAAGAAAAGAGTCTGAGAAAATCTCAAACTCTTTTCTGTTGGAATTTGTTTAGAAAGCAAATTCCGGTTCTTCGCACCATACGTCTTCGTCATGAATAAACTCATCCATGGGCGAGCTCCAAACACTGCGCTTGCTTCCGAATACAGAAGCGCACGCCTCGTCATAGCTATCCATGAAATCGTTGTATGCATCAACGATGGCAGAAATGGTAGACTCGAACATAGTAATTCTCCTTTTCTAATTTTGAGGATCCAACATCCTCTTCATAAAAGAATTGGAAAATTACGCGATTTACCAGGATTTTTACCAATTGGTGTAAATATCAATTACGCCCGAGTCACAACCCGAGTCGTATACCTTACCTGTTCCGAGAGACGTTTCAACGACACTACCATACTCGAGATCACTAGAAGCGACGCAAATATAACCGTCAATGTCCCGCACCGTCCCATCTTCTGCTACATGTCGACCAGGAATATTGAGTCCACCGCCAGGGAGAACCTTTTGAGAATAGTAGGTTTCCTTATACCCATTATAATAATTGACGCCTTTTGATGCAGTTAGAACACCGCTAGAATTAGAATATGTGTATGACTCTGTCGGAGCAGTGTACGTTTGCTCGTAATAAGTTTGTTGCCTCTCTTTTTCGGCCTTAGCTTCCGACAGTGCGGTAATCTCTTGCGCCTGTTCATCCACTGTCGTTGTAAGAATATCAATGCGCTCATTCAAATCGGTAATGGTTTGATCGCGTTCCGAAATAGTGGTTTGAAGTTCATTCGTCTCGGTCTTGAGGCCATCCAATTCTGTCTTGAGTTGCTCTATTTCGGTGTTGTGTTGCTGGTCGAGATTGTCGCCACGAATATCAATATACGCAGCGACACCGATTAGTATGGCCGCCACGACCAAAATTGCGGCAACCGGCCAAATATCAATAAAACGCTTTGCTTTTTGCTCGGTCTCAGTGTACGGCTCAATTACAGGAAATTCTTCATTCTCCAGCTCGTCTTCAATACTTGGAACATCGATGATTTGCTTCATTTTCTGCGTTTCGTCCATTTTATGCTCCTTAATTGATGCCGTTATACTTGTCTATCGTCCTTCCGCAAAACGGGCAATGTCGATAGAATATCGGGGTGGCATCTTTTTGTGTATTCATTATCGGGAACATGCTCTGACATTCGTCGCAGGTGTAATAAGTGCCGAACATGTGCCCCTTGGCGAACTTGCCATTTTCCCTGCAATAGAACTGATGGGTGCCGTTGTAAGTAACGGTTGTGTGCTGGTCTTCTAATGCTTTGGCGTAAATGTCGAGTTCATTTTTATAGATCGATTCGGCGTGCATTATTTTATAGATAAGAAAAACGCATATGATTCCAAGTCCTAGGCAAACACATTGTTCCATTCCCATTTTTGTCTCCGTAAATCGACGGGAGGCTGATGCCTTCAGGCCATATTGGCCACTGGGCCACTTGGCTTATTTTATTAAATAAGCACCTCTCCTTTATATGACTTTAAGAAAGCTTAAAACGGCAACTCCTCTGGCGATTCCTCAGTGGCGTACTTCGCTTCGAAAGGATCCGAATCAACCACAAAATATCCGAGACCAAGGTACGCCTTAACACCGCTCTTGCCGTTCACTTCCCATTGATATGGATGAATGACAAGATCGATGTTCTTAAACTTTGTGCCGGGCATGAGCTTCTTGAAATGCTCGTCGTCTTCGATGCGGGTCTTTTGCCCGTTTGATGCGACCAAATATACCGTGGGAGGTTGGTAGCCGTCATAACGAACTGTGATAAGAAGGTGGTATATTTGCTCTTGCTCGTCGTCAGGCTCTCTCGGCCAAACCTGAACGGGCCACCCATCAGCAATCAGATCATCCGCAATAGCATCCGGGATTCGGACATTGAACTGCGGCAGATGTTGACGGTTATATCCCTTTGGGTCGTCCCCTGCAAAATTAGGAGCGAACACGAGCTCCGCGTTCTCGATCTTCAGATCCGGGATGTTTTTGTATTCCATAAATATCAATCCTTTCTAGTCTTCGCTGACGAACCACTCGAAGTCACCGTACTTCGAGATTTCCTCGATTGCTGCGTCTGTGAGCTTTGTGTAATAACTTTTGTCGATATCATCGTCTTTGTTCAATACTTGGACAGTCTCCGACTCGAGCCATCGATATCCCTTGGTGCCGGTCACAGAAGAATATCCACCATGCCCATCGTCGCGCATGAGCAAACCACCACCGCAACCCTTCTTTATCGGAGTGAAACGACCGACACGACCGACGAAGATGTAGTTGTGCTCTTTGGCGACCGCTTCCTTGAGTTGCTCATAGTTCATATCTGCGAATTCCGGGTTCGCATAAATATGATAGTCGCCAATGTCGTCTTCTGTTTGATGGTCGGCGATGTTCTTCTTCGTTCGCTCTTTAAGTTCCTTTTCAAGAGCGGGTGTTTGGGTCAAGCCTTCGTTCATATCCAGATAAATGGCTGTCTTCACGGATTTTGTTTCGCAGAAGTCATCAAATATCAATGGCTCATGACTGAAAAGAGTCTTGAAGACGTATGGAATTTGGAACTGCGCTCCGGTGGCCGTCCATTCGCCATCGTGCTTTCCGCCTTTGTATCTGGCAATATATACAGCGTCGTTCACTAAGCACATCCTGCTGTATGTTGCCTCGTGTTCGAAGATGTACCCATATTGCTTGCCGTAATCCATGACAAATTGGATTATTTCGGGAGTGGCATTCGGGATCTTGATCGAATCCGTTTTTATATGGGCCACTGTATAACCGCGAGCTTTCACCTCGTCTTCGAGATTGATCATGAAGAGGGCCCCGCGTTTGGCTACAATGTTGTCGATATTGCGCGGGTCTTTGAACGCATTGCTGAAGTTCGCGGAAGTTAGGCCGTACACAGAATTGATCGCGATTTTCAGTGCGAACGCGAGGCGATTAAGCTCTTCGTCCGATGCGCCAACGTAATTGGCAAATGCCCCGCCAAATATCGATTTTAGAACCGCAGCATCTTTATGCTTGACCGCAATGCGTGCGTCGCGTAGCTCACGGAAACGTGCTGTGTATTTATCGCCGAACAAATTAAGAGCAACGATCGAGGCAGGGTGCATTGACTGCACATCCAGCAACGCTACATCAGAATACATGCCCGGTTCTGCATAGACTCGCCCTCCTTCTCCGACGGTTCTTCCGCGATATGTGCTTTGCTCCTTTTTTGGCTTGTGCGGGTCAAACTTATACCCGGGGAATATCTTGGAAAGATCCGTGTAAACAAACTCATCTTGCGGATGCCGGTCATTTCCAAATATCAATTGACGAGTCAAAGTATTGGTTGTGTCGTTCACCGTCAGGCCAGTTATTTCAGCAAGAAGCTGCCTCCCTTCGAAGTCCGGCTTAAGATGGTGGAACACCGCTTCGGTAGCTATGACATCGTTGTCGCAATATTCTGCAACTTTGAGCCACTGGTCTTCCGGGACAGGCTGGTCCCAAGGCAAGCCGAGTTCCTTATGGTGTATGCCGAGCTCGATTTCCCACTTTTTCAAACTCTGTTTCTTTGCCGCGAAGTCATAGACATCTGTGTAACTTATATTGTATGCCTCATCAAAGAAGCATCCAAAATTCGTAACCTTGTCAGATACCAGCCGCGTCGAAAGTTTGTACAATTGCTCGTTGGAATATCCAAGCATTCGAGCATACAGAATATGGTTGTCGTAGCGTCGATTGTTAAATCCGACCAACTTATACGAAAAGAGCTGCTCGATTTCAAACGGGCTTGGATTAATCATTCTGGCTACTGGTTTGCCATCGCCTTCCACTTTCCAGTTGACCAGAAATAGATTTGGGAACACCTCGCAATCGAAGAACACAAGCGGGCTATCAGGATTATCTTTTCCGCCCTTGGAAGATTCCTCAGATTTGAAATGCATATCTGCCACGATATCAATGCACTTAGCACTTTGATGCGTGCTGCTCGCTGCAAACGCCAGCACCGCATTTCGCATATCGGAGACATCGTATGCGAATCCCGCAGAATACGCCTCGTCCAACACCTTTTTGATGAAATCGATATTGGGCTTGGTATTTGGGTGGATTTCATAATTAAGGCTTCGCTTAATCAGTGTTCGAAGGCGCCTTTCGTCTTTTATTGTTTCGAAGTTCACCACCTTATCCGCTCCTTTCAATGGCAGTCCAGAGCTTATCTGTGCTATTTCGGACGTATTGCATTTGGTTAATTTACGTCGAAGCGAGCTCTTTCCAGTGAAGACCTTGATCTCGATATGGTCATCGTATATCCGGCTGAGTTTCTCTGGATCCCCGGTGTAAATATAGTGAAGATGCACGCCTTTTCCAGACTTGCTCAATTCCGCGTATGTTTTTGGCCATTTACTTGCCGCTTCAATATTAGCCTCAAGTGACTTTTCACCATTTGATCCTGGAATATCAAAGTCTATGACAATGTGATTCGCAGGAACTCGCACATAATGAAGTTTCGTTGTATCAAGATCTCGCAACTTGGTTTTTACAGAATCCCATTTAAATTTTGGTGTCCCTTCATCTTTGGCGTATTGAGCAGGAGCATCGGCGTACTTTTCATCAAATATAGACGCCGTCTCTTTGAAAGTGATTTCGGGAATTTTCACATCGGGGATTTTTTCGGATCCATTTTCGAACAATTTCCCGAATTTGTCAGTTCTGAACCCACTGAAATAGCTCCTGACCCTGGTGCCGCCTTTTGTTATGCCGCGTTCAGCGTAGTCACGGAAATAACTTTTTAACTCTTCTTTGAATGCCCGCTTGTTCATTGGATACTGAATGTTTGCATCATCGCAGAATGCCTTGTACATTTCCCACGCGACTTTAAGCGTCGTTTCGTCATCATTTTTAAACACCAATGACGAATCAAGCATGAAGTTGTAAAAATCGTTGGACGCATCCATCATCGCTATCGGAGTATACGAATCATAGTAATCCGGATCCGCTTTGTATACTTCGAGGCAGTGCTTTGCGATTCCGCCAAGCTCGAATTTAATGTGCCGAGTAGCAGTGAAATATTCTCTGCTTGGAAGTTTTCTTCCGCTCGGCTGCACATCAATAAGTCTTCGCATCAAACCAGACTTTGAATCCGTAATCTTGACAGGCTTGTTTGTACCCATGAACAAAAATGCATTGAAGCGATTTTCGTAAGTCGACTTGTATTTTTCGTTCACAGTCATTAGTTCGTGGGAGACCAATGAATTCAGACGAGTATTGTCCTCGATTTTACTCAAATCGCCATCGTGCTGAATCGCGACAAGCGGGTTGGTTTTAAACGCCTCCAATGCGAACACATTGGTTGACGACCCGAGTGCTTTCGCATCGAATACCGAGTAATATCCTTCGAACAGTTGCTGGATGATGTTTAAGACGGTCGACTTGCCTGTTCCAGCAGAGCCATAGAGAACAACAAACTTTTGGACATTCTTGGATTCGCCCGCCACAATTGACCCAATTGACCATTCCAACTTGTGACGTTCCGGTTCATCATACAAAGTGCTCATGAGCTTGTCATATGATTCCGTTTTTTCGTCAACGAGTGGATACGGGAGCGTCTTTGTCGCGTAATCATCTTTATGCACTTCTTCGTTGGAAAATATCAATCGCTCGTCGAGCTGGTGATAATTGTCACGGCTCTGCTTTTGACAATATTTATGCCAGCGGTCAATCATCCCTGTTTCAGCATCCCACATATGCTGAACAACCGGCGTAAGTCGGAATTCGTTCTCGTGCTCCTCCGCGTATGCATTCAACTCCGCGTCGATCAATGATATGAGATCTTGTTCGTTTGTCGACCAACGCTGCGACGACTCGTCCCACACAGCATAGAAATCGCCACCCCGAATCATCAAATCCTTCGACGATTTGATGATGAACTTTGGGTAAATATAAACAAAGCCTTTTTTCTCGTCGTTTCGAGTTGCGATTATTAGAAAATCGAGCATTCCATTTATTCCTCCTTTCAAATATCGCCATGCTTATAGATTCAATTTGACCTCTGGAAGTTGCCCAAGATACATGTGCATTTGTCTCCAAATTTCGATTTTGGACAAATCTGTTCTTGGATTTTTGACAGTGAACAAACCGCCTTTGCCATTTGGTTTATACTGTCTATCCAAGAAAATCTGGAGCTTTTTATCCACCGTTTTTTCAGGAGATGCCAACTCATACCAACGTTCATCGTTGAGTTTTTCCAAACCCAAACTCGTCAGCATGTTCCAGAACCACTGCCCCGTTCGGTCGCCTTTTGAATCGTTGCACATGATGTTTTCTTCGCATCGTACGGCCAATCCAATCATCATTTCCAAGACGCTGCACGGCATTGTGGAAAACGGTTCTGCATTAAACAAATCTTGTGGATAAGCGTTTTCGGCAATATACGTTCGCCTAAGATACACTCCGTCTTTGGCCCGGTTTTCATCCAACGGGCAATAGCTCATCCAATAAAATTCCGTTTGGTACAGTCGCCACAATAGCTCATGATACGTGGGCAACCGACGAATCTCGGTTAGATCATCATAGCACACTTGGTCGTACAACCAGTCAAAATAATCACGTACAAAATCCTCTGGCGTCATCAAAATTACTCATCCTCCTCCCCCTTCACATCTGCGTATCGAAGTTCACTTTTATAAATTTCGTAATCGCATCGAAGCGCATCATTTCTAACGTACACAACATCTGGGTCATCGTATTCGCCGAAATGGTCGACTGCGTCGCCGATGATTTTATTAGCATCATCCAGCGCAATATCACGATCGTCTGCAACGACGCCGTCTGCGTAATACGTTAACTCAAAACATTGGTAATCCGGCAGTTCATCAAATGCTTCTGCCGGGATTGTGTACGCGTTCGAATCAAGATCCGGAATATCAACAAGGCTACCGTACATCGCAGCTTCTCGTTCATACTCTTCGCGCTCAGCAAGATCCTCGGAATTCGGGGTCATTATCGAACGAACACGACTTTCATCCAGCGTCACATCATCCAACGCCCCATTGATAGTCGGCTTTACTTGGGCAATTACATTCTTTTTGGTCTCAAGTTTAGCGATTCGCCGTTCATACATGTCTTTGAAAGACTCGACTTCCGCAGCCACTTCCTGCTCATACTTACTTTTAAAATATAAGGCGGAGGCCGCCGCGCCAGCAGCGACCCCCATAGCAAAAGCGACTACCGTTTTGGCCATCCCATTCATGTTTACACCCAACTATAGTCGTTGACTTTGTCCCAAATAAGCTTGATTCCGACCGGCTCAAGAATAACTGAAGACTCCCAGCCGTTCATAAAATCTCGGACGCCGACTTTATGGACATTATCGAGACCGAGATCCACTCGAACATCCGGCGAGTCCTTTACCCAACCATAAATCCCACCGTCAGCCGTATCCTTCATGTTAAGCTCGCGGCGAACGTCGTTCCAATAAACATGCCCACACAAATCCAGACGCTCGTTCAAATAGCTAGTGAGAGTCAGAAGGAATTTCTTATTGAGTTCTGGATCCTTTGTCCATGCGTCGCAAGTTTCATCGAAGAAAATGGCGAACGGAGAAAGTGCCGGGTCATTTGCTCGCACGAGTTTTGTGGTTTCACGGGTTTTTGTCTTTCCCTTCTCGTCTTGATACTCCTCGGTCACCTCTTCCGCTTTAAGGCCGTACTTTGCCTGCGTGTCGGCCTCCTCGCCGAAAATATCAACAACGTTCTTACGATACTGCTTATAAGCTGCGTCGAGACCGGCATATGCCGCCGCCAAACCAGCATTACGACGAGATAGAATATTGTGTGACCCGATCAAACATGCAACGGACACGCCGCCAAGAACGATAGAGGGGGCATAGAGTTTCGCGAGCTTCAATCCTGTCTTGGCGTATACCTTTACAAGATCTTTTGATGCATCCTCATTCGTATACGGCTGAGTTGTCGTGAGCACGCCATCTCGAGCCTCGTGAATTTTCCGCACTTTATCGCTGCAAGGCTCAAGCACTTCGTCCACCTTGAGCGTCGATCGGCATGCCGAAACCGCAGCTGCCACGCCGCTTGCGATGCCGGTTGCCAGCAATATCTCTGGACTGTGTTGATCAAACTTAAATTTTACTCTACTAAGAGCACCGGTGAGCACGTTGCCAAAATTTGAAATACTCATTTTTTCTCCTTATCTGCGATCAAGCGGAATTACACGCGGCATCTTAATTGAATATCCGTCTCGTGTATGTACAATTCGTGCGTCGGATATGTCATCCCAACCATAATCATTGTCTGTCCATTTACCGGTCATGTTTAGAAGCTGATTCATATCCGCGATACTTGCATGCCCATATACATCGATTATCTCGTTCATTTTATCGATGACTTCGGCTGCCTCCGCTTTGCTCTCTATCACAACTTCTTCATACTCGTAGGTCAATGGCTCGCGTGCAACGGACGAGGTGCGTCTTTGCGTATCCTGCTTTTGGTCATAATATTTTCTATAAGAAACCTTGGATGCCATACTACTGTGCTTGGCAGGTGCTGCATCGGTCCCATAAAATATAGCATCTACGCTATCCTTCAACGTGTTCGCTATCATGTCGCGAGCCTTTGGCACGAGTACGTCGCCGATGATATAGGCCGAAACGCTAGTTACATCTTCTGGCGTGAAAATAGACGCGAGCATCGAGCGCTTTCGTCTCTTGACTTCGCCGTGGACAACCGGCGCAAGGGTAGGGTGCTCAGAGGATGACGGTGGCAATTTCGATTCGGTGTCCAACGAACTGGTCTCTCTTCCCGCAATGTCCAATTCTTCTCCTTAAAAAATAAAAAGATGAGTATCTGTTTCCAGATACTCATCTTTTACCAATTCGGTGTTACTTCTTGGCAGCCTTTTCGACTTCCTTCTCGACCTTCTCCTCTGCGGAGGCGTCCTCGTCAGTCGCGTACTCCGAAGGATTCATCTTGTGGTTAAGCCATGAGATGCCCTTGGGAACGAACGTCGTTACAGCCTTGCCGACAGCGGCTCCTGCTGCAAAGAGTCCAACTCCCATGAGGACATTCATGCCACCATTGGATTCCTCCTCATCGGCGACAAACTCGTCCGTCTCAGCGTTGTCAATGGTCTCGTTGTACTCGTCCATTAAAACTCCTTTCAAAGTAACCAACCCTATGTTGGTTTCCATAATAGAATTTGCAAATTTTGCGAATTCTAATAGTACATATCCGTATCGAATACCGGGCCGTTAATAAAATCCACCACTATGCACGGCTCACCGTTGGGAGCAATCAACGAAGACGGCTTAAACTCCAGAAGTCCTTCGTCCACCTTCCAAGCCATGTCCCAACCGATCTTTGTCGCCTCCAAATCGATGAAATCGTACCAATCATTCAAAAGCATGCGCTGATTTTGCATCAAATAATAGTTGGCATCGTTTACCCTTCGGCGCAAAGTTTCCATGTCAGAACGAAAATATCTTCCTGAATATGGATCGAAGCACAGCGTTTTACCGTCACCGGTAACGTTCAGGCTATCTGGCACCGGCGAATCGGCCAATTTATCTTGCGCAATAGCATCATGAATCTCTGTTGTCTTTTTTTCACCGACAACATCCTTGACCTTATCCTTGTAGTCTTTGAGGGTTGCCTCCGACAGTGCATAAGCTCCGGCAATGGCTGCGTTTCGGCGCATCGAGATATGCTGGCCACCAATAATGCACGCAATTGAAGCTGCTCCGCTCACTGCTGCGGGAATATAATACTTCCAACAAGTCTTGACCGTTTCGACTGGAGTTAGCGAAGCATCGGCCGCCTTTGATTCCGCTTCCTCTGGAGATAGTTGATCATTATCGGCCAAGACCTTATCAATTTTAGCGTACTTAATGTCTTCAAGCGCCTTCGGAGTTGCTTTCACGGCAAGAACTGTAGAGCTCACCGCTCCGGCAATTCCGAGGCCCGTCAAAATTTCAGGAGCATGCTTTTGACACATCGACATGGCCGTGTTTGCAATAGACCGAATCGAATTACTCAAGGCATTAACGTTCATTCGTTTCCTTTCTTAACGCATAATCGAGCCACATGCAAAGGCCCTCCCAATATTGGATATTAAGCATGTTTTTGACTTGCTCGCAACGGCATTCTCTTAAATATGCGGAAATAGTAGCCAAATACGATTCAAATACGTCCGTGATAGTGCACTCATGTATCAATCTTTCGTCGACTGCGGAAATAGGCAACCTAGATTTCTCCATCAAAGCTGCTTCCAAAATATCATTAGCCGCCACTGCGCAATACGCTTCGCTACGTATATCGTCGATTTTAGTGAACGTCTCCATGCGCCAATGATTGTGCCAATGATCGATATATTCCGCAAGATACTGGACATCTTGGTCGCTAATCATAGTAAAGGCCGCCAAGCATACGATTGCTAAAGCTCAATATCATCACTCCTTTTTCGGATAAAGGAAAGAGCCTGTGAAAACACAGGCTCTTTCGAAGGGTTTAGCTCTCGATACTAGTTTTCCAGCACGTTGATCTGATCAAATCGCCAAACGTTACTCGTGATTGCTTTGTCGCAAGCAGCTTGACACGCCTTATACAGGCAATAATAGGAGCCAGCCATTGTCGCCACGCAAGCAGCGCCATACAGGCCCCATATCACCACCTTGTTAATTGTGTCGTCGTGCTCGTGATAAAAATCTTTCACATCCGATTTAATCTCGTCAAACTTAGACATAGGGATTCCTTTCTCTCGACGTATCCCCTTCATATAAGGTGCTGCAAATTTCGCGAAAGAAAAGAGGCCTACATTTTGTAGACCTCAGATCTTTTACTCTAGATGCTTCTTAACTTCGTCTCGAATAATCTCCTCCGTTTTCTTGTCTGCTCCGATTGCGCTGATCATTTGACCAACAAAACCGATAACCAAACCGCCCAATGTCAGAATCTTTCCAAGATCCATTTGAACCACCTCCTCATATAAGGTGCTGAAAATTTTGCGAAAGAAAAGAGCGCTTAAAAACAAGCGCTCTTTGGAGTACTAATCCGATTTCTTCTTACGAATAATTTTCTTGATCAACCACCAAATGAACAATGCAGCAACCAATAGATCCGCGAAGACTATGATGAACGCCGATCCTCCTCCAATAAGGATGACCAACGCTACCGATACAACGCAGAACAAGATCCCGAATAGTACAATTAGTGTAACCATAAGTTCCCTCCTTAGTTCGAGATTATACTCCATAACAGCGATTGAAAATATCGCTAATTATGTGGCAGCAGATTATATGACTCCATCGCTTGCCACTTTTTCAATGGCGACGAAAAGTCCCCGCGCATTCGCATGTCATGCGCTATTCTGGAAAGTTTTAGACATTCGACTAGCAAAAGTGGTTTGTCTTGTCGCGCATTCTTTCTTCGATAAAGTTGCGCATGCTCGTGCGGAGTGACCACTATAAGGTTCTCCAATCGGTTGTCCATCGTGTCAAGATTGATGTGGTGTACGAACTCGTCGCGAGCAAGCGGGTGGCCTAGTTCTCTTGACAAAACCCACCTTGCTTCCGCCACAGAACTCCCTGCTGCTCGATAATATCCTTCCAAATCTTCAATGAGCACCCTATTGTTGCTAGTGACTACAAATTCTCTGTCCGAAACAGGCTCCAACTACCCACCTACCCTAACATCCAGTCTGATTTGTTTGAATAACACCTCATTTACCTGTGGAAACGCAAACGCTAAAATATAAAGAAAATAGGCTCAGATTGCTCCGAGCCTACTGTTCTTAAGAGTGGAACGAGCCGATAATCGACCCAATAACCTCAATTCCCTTATCTTTCATCTTGCTGAACTTCTCTTTGACCGCGTCACGTTTGTCTTCGTCAAGCATAATCACACCAACCGCAATCGGCACAATCACCTGACCAATCCAAAGCCTAATCTCTCGAGACGCTTCAATTTGACGATAAGTCATGGTGGGATCTCCTTTCGTTGTATGCCCCACTCTTCATTAAAGACGCTGAAAATATAACGAAATTTAAGAGTCCTTGATACAAGGACTCTTAAATGAGGACTTACCCGAACAGCATTATTTTATACAAAGTGATTAAGCACCTATCACATGCGATCATGGAATTCAGAAATTGTGCATGCCTGCGATTTCGTATAATTTCGCTCTTGATTCGCATGTATAGATCTGGAGTAACGCTCGCATCTTGACCAAATATGGTCGCATAAGAACAACCGTACTTAACCAAATAGAAACGAACCAGCCTAGCATAAGTATTGAGCATAAAAATGTATACTTTACACCACAAAAGGCACAAACTATCATCCGAAAGCATATAAATAGCATGAATCAAATCAAACATAATAGCTCCTTTCAGTTCGGGATTATCCCTCATAAGAGAAGCTGCGAAATTGGCGGAAAAAATAGAACCTATGAAAATCATAGGTTCTATTTAAAATTACTCCTCGTTATTAAAGTATTTTGATAGATCCTTGATGAATTCTTTTCCGAACGATTCCATCAGCCAATCGAAGTCGTCTCGGCACCCGCAAGCGTTTTGCTGCAACAAAAACGGAATTGCCATTATTCCAAATGCCACTCCAAGCATGATAACAACAAGCCCCACCAGACCACCAAGAACAATCTTCAAAGCCAGAGTAAGAATCGTGATCAAAATATCCATTTTAAATCCTTTCTCTTCAGAGGAGTATTCCTCATAATAGGATTTGAAAAAAAACGTAAGAGCCCATGAAATCATGGGCTCTTACTTGTGGATTACCTCCTAATCATCGGAAATTTGGACCACCAGTTCCGAAACGTCGGGCTCAGAAGCGTGCCGGTCTTCTCAAATTGGAAGCCCGCAATTGTAAACCCGGCGGCAAGAACAATTCCTCCAATTCCCTGGATAGCGTTCACGACACAATCGACCTTTCGAGTTTGGGACATGCATCTAGTCTCTTCCTCGTCCAGTTTCATGCTGTACAGATCCTTCAATCCAGCGATCTTCGTTCGTTTCTTATCGCCGTCCTCCTCAACGGCCAAATCTTGAATTTCGGTCTCAATCTGACGACTCAACATTTCACTAGCAGTATCCATATTTGCTCCTTTCGTTTAAGACGGATACTCCATTATAGCAACTGGAAATATGGCGAACCTAGGCCAATTGAGCAACAATATTTCCCAGCATGACCAAAATCCCAATATAAAAAATAATTGTCAAAATTTTACTATGAATCCAAATCCATTCTAGCAATAGACCGCCGACAATGCATGGAGCTAAAAATAAAAAGATGCACAATGCCGCCAAGATAATACCAGCCATTCTATTCTTCCACCTTCTCAATTATGAATACTACCCGCTGCCCATCCTCAAACATTTCCGGATTTTGATACAAATCGCACCAACACCCAATAGCGTCTTCATCTTCAGTTATGTATAAAACACCATCGACATTATCAAGTTCCGCATTTGTCATACGTTTAGCCATTTTTTCGCGCATTTCGTATACAACAACTATTGCGATGAGAAGAACGATCAATGCGTAAATAACATACACAATCCATTGCAATTCGGGCATAGCTTTCTCCTTTGTTCCGTTAACTTTTATGCGAAAGAGAAAAGCTTATGAATTTCATAAGCTTTTCTCAAGGGAGTTTTATTTGTTAAAAATACTTAAAGTGCTTTCCATGCCACACTACGTTTAGGTACCAATCCGTCATTCCGAAGACCAACACAGCTACCCCAAAGATAACGATATCTACTGCAACGTAGACACCAGGGTCTGTGGGGTATATATGCGGGTTCAGATTGAACAGTCCACACATAATCATAGTAAGCGTGTAAATAATCATAAAGCATCATCCTTTCGTATAATTACTCCCTCATTATAGAATATGATTTTTACGCGAATCAAAAAAATAAAAGAATCTTAGAACTTCTAAGATTCTTTTATTTAGAGACGATCCTTTAACAGTGCGGCGTCTTCTCGGCATCACTTTTTGATTGCTTGGCAAATCACCGTATTATGGCTTTTGATTCCAGTAAATGCATATCAGTAAAATAATACAGCTAAACGCATAAACCAAAAAGAATTCGCCAAAATTCATAGGCACTCCTTTCACGATCGACCGCCCTCCGTAATACCGTTTGAAAAAAAAACGACTAGAACGCATGTTCTAATCGTAAAGACGGTTTACTTGTTCCAGTAATAACTCACAAGTTCATCCCAGTCGTTACCACTACGTGTGTATAGCATTTTAAGTCGATTTTCCAGATCATTTAAGTCCTGTAGCAGCATTAGTATGTGCACGGTGTTTTCAGGATCCGTCGTGCTGTTCACCATAACCATATCTTCCAACAAAGATGTGGTTACACCGTGAGACAGCGCGCTCGGATCTACCCCAGCGCCCATACACAACGCCACCAGCAACTTAAGTCTGTTCTCTACGATCTGCTCATACTGACCCAAGCACATCGAAGCAACTTCTCCAAGTACCATAAGTTTCTCCTTTCAAAAGAAACCGTCTTCATAATACAATAGGAAATCGCCGCGCGACAAAAAAAAGAAGAAAGTTTGAAATACCTTCATATCAGTTTGACTATCATTGAGCTTTTCCAAGCGAACCCGATTGACTGCCAAACCAAGAATGGTTTACTTCAAATCTCTTCTTTTACTTCATTATATAATAGGTTTTTTACGCGATTCGCAAAAAAGATCAGCCCCTGAAATCGAAGCTGATCTTTTGAAATTTACCAGTCGTATTTCCACAATCGCTTTTCGTCTTCGAGTGTCTTTGGCTTTGGCGAAATGATCGAATCAAGAAGCCACACGACAGCAAAAATGATCAGCAAAGGCAACGACAATGTGAGTAGAACAATATCACTGAGCAAACCACCGATACTCCACTGCATCATTGCACCTTCGTCAAGAAATCATCTGACTCATCCTTGCCGGTGTATCGACCGGTACAAATATAATACCGTGTTCCGGTGTTCACTCCGACATACGTTCCCCAGCACCAATCAATAGCGCCATGACCATCGTTATGATCTTCGTGCGTCACCCAGTACATTCCTTGCAACTTAAGACGTTTGCCCTTCTTAAACACCGCAGCAATAGGACCGTTGATGTTCGGAGCCGTACGAACATACATGTCGCCGTTTAGCACGTATGCCCCGGCAAAAGACGAGCTGGTGTGCTTTGTGCTAGTGGCCGAAGAGGTCGCGCTTGTCGTATTGCTGTCCGCGAATTTCGACGGCGGCCTAAGCATCCAATTATACGAATATGCATAGTACGCCTTTTCGCAAATCTCTCTGCCGGAGGAGTCTCCTGCCACGCCGTCCTTATTGGCCTCTGCACCAACAATGCGACCGTTGCCAAGATACAGCACCGTATGCCCAGTGGCGTCCCCAAGAGCCCGAAGGAAAATATCACCACGTTTGGCCTGATTATAGCTGAAGCCGTATGCGACCCAGCCGCGAGCTGTCATGACCGACTTTTGGTTCCAAGTGCCAAAATCGGGATACGAGGAAACCGCCACACCCTCGACGGCTGCGGCGTAATAGCGCATCAGGCCTGCGCAATCCGTCCCCTTGCTGTAATCACGACTGTGAAGTTCGTAGCCGTGCGTGTTGTCGTCCGCATACGCAAGCGTTTGAGCAATCCCGTATTCTACACCAGACATGATTAGGCCTCCTTTGCCTGCGCTGTGGTCGCAGCAGTTGACGTAAGAGCGGCAACTACCTCTTTGCTCGTCGTATTTGCATTGACATTCGTCACTTTCTGCTCTGTTGAGCTTGATGCGGAAGCAGCATCGACATAGGCCTCTGCTGCGGCATAGATGCCGGCACTCAGCATGCCACAAACAATTCCGATATTGGTGACCGTCGTGTTGGCAGAAACCAAACCAGCAATGCTCATGGCGATGCTTCCCAGAAAAGCCGCGATGCTCATCCAAAGCTTTCGACTACTCAATTTACGCCCCAGTTCTTGCCAATTCATTGTCCATCTCTTTCTCCTCGGCGTTGTTTTGCGTCTCTTGCACTTCCGGCTCAAAGTCCGGAGCGGAATATAAACCGAGCATCTCCAATGCCGGATTATTGGTTTTCTCTGGCAATTTTGCTTTTTGCTTTGCGATTGACAATCGGGCTAGACTGACTGTCTCGAAGCAATATACAGCAAAGAATCCATAGGTCACTTCCATCGGAAGGAATGTGACATACTTGGCATAAAACCAAGATTGGTATAAAATATACCAGATTGTGGACAAAAACATGACAAGGACGCAAACCGTGAACCCGCTTATTTTCTTTTTCATGTGTTTCGCCACGGCCCCTCCTTATCGAATATCATGGTTGGACTGGTGTATAGGTAACGAATTCACCGCAGTCATAATGCGAGTTGCCGAGCCATTTCCGCCAAGTTTGGTATACGGCTTGTACAAATACGCATCAAGATTTTCGTACTCGTCTTGCGTAACATATCCGCGTTCGATATAATTCATCCCAAGTGATACAATACGGTCATGCGCAAGACCAATCAGCATCTCTCGTTCCGCTTTGCGATCGTCATCCGCGTCAACTTTTTTATCGATGCGTTTTTGCAAATATGCCCATAGTCCAGAGGAAGCCAACACAGAACAAATGATTGTAATGATGATGTTCACTACAGGATCCAACGTTTACCTCCTCCCCGCCAGTCTATCGCAAATATCAATTAATTCTCGTCCGTGATCTGCAACAAAGTTACAAGCGATTTCTTCGGCTTCGACCCAGTAACGTTTTTTAACTATCCGATGAATGTTGGGAAGAATATCATAGCTGGCAAATGCGCAGTGTGTAAGCTCATGCAGCAACACTCGTGGCAGCATGTCCTCTTGGATCGCCGCTGAAATATAAATGGTTTTTGTCGCAGGATCGGTTACGGCTATGCGATAATGCCGGGTTCGATCGACCAAATACGAGCTGTTTGATGGAACAAACCTCATGCACCACGTGTAGCCGTTCATACAAAAACACCGCACTAAGCGAGCTCACTAACCAGCTTGGTCAGGCTGTCCTTCATGTGCTTGCGAAGCTCTGGGTCAGCCGCCGACCAAATCTCTTTGATAGTGGCCATGCTTTCCATCACATGCTCGTTGGCCCGATCATTCATGTCGCGCTTGTCCGATTCGGAGTGCGTCTCTGTATAGTAGCGCTTGGCTCTACGAAATTCGTTAAACGTCTTTCCATAGTGCGGATCGATTTCCTCTTCGGAACGAATGCCATATTGCATCCGCTTCTGGTATGGGTCGTCATAATAATACTTTTCGTCCGGAGTATATCCCATGCGAAGTTCGGACTCGCCCATCGCCTCGACGACCGTGTCGTAATATGTCGCCTGGGCACAATACCGTTCAGCTGCCGCGAGATCCTTGATCATGTCGATGATCTGACCGGCCTCCTCGGTGTTGACGTTTGAAATATCATTTGAGCAGATCTCCTGGCACATGAGGTCGGTGAGCTTGCGCTTCATCCTGGAGATCTCGCTACCGCAAATATCCTCGTCCACCTGACTCTTGAAATGGTTGCTCATGTCTCCTCCTTAGGCAATGCGCTTGACATAAAGCGACGCGTTGGCGGCGATAGTGATGTCGGTGGTGCCGTTGTTCACAACCGTAATCTGATCATAAGAGCCGCACTCGTTCCTGACGGCCGTACGTGCAGACACGTTGCCGTAAGCGTCTGCCGCAGCAGGAGTATAAGTCATGGTTGTCTCGGGAAGTTGAGCACCGCTGATGGCGATCACGAGCTGGACAGGGGTGGCGGCTGTGGCACCAGTCACGTTCGCGTCAAAACTCGCCTCGTAAATGCCATTTGCCTTAAGACCGATCTGTCCCGTCCCGCTACGATATGACTCGCAGCCGCAACGAGACTTGAGGATAACATTATTGAAGGCAATGGTCTGACCCGCTGCTACGGTTTGGGCAGACGTATTAGATACGACAATCATAAATATAAACCTCCTGAACAGAGCATTAGAACAAAGTTTTCTTCAATTTGTTTTGTAAATCAAAAATGATCAAAGGATCGTCAGCTTGCATTCGAAGTCTTTTTACGAGACTCCGTAAGTTCTTTAAAGTAAGGGCTCTCCGGGTTTGTAATTAGCGTAGATTTATTGTCCAACAATTGGCCGACTACGCCCATGTAACTCAATGCGCTTTTCTGCGTCACAAAATCGCGTCCGGCTTTTATGGTCCCAGAGTCGATGTCTTTCATCATCTTTTTTGCCTGTTTTGATCCCGCCGAAGCAATCTGAGCACTCGTTTCGAGTTGCGTATATTTGGCAACTTGTTTCCACATATCGGATTCGTACTTCTTCGACTTTTCGATTTGACCACTGTTTTTAGTGATCAGAGCCATACGATACAAACGATTGGCCTCGTTCAAGGAATCTTGTGCTTGTTTCGACTGGCGTTTTGCCGTTTTGGACAACTCGACGCTTCGCTTAGCCATAGCGCGCATTCCTTGTTGCTTATCAAAAGAAGATCGAATTCTACTTGAACTAACGTTTTTAAAGCGCCGTTTTCCAGCCTCGGTCAAAGTGCCATCATAATTTTGGTACCGCCGTACCCCCCACTTCATACCCAATATTCCGTGATGATACAGCTCATCCGTATCAGGTGTTGAATTATAAGACCAGGACATTGCCCCCCCCCTAATCGCTTCCTTCATATTTAGCTCGCCTAATCCCGTACGTCTTCTCCTGGTGAGCATAGTACGTTCCACCCGATGCGTAGTTAACCGCTGCGCCGACAGCTAAGCCGGCCAAAGGCGCGACAAATCCAGTGCCAGCACTGATTGCCGCAACGGCGGCCCCAGTAGTAAAGCTCGCTACTTTTCTTCTAAGATTTCGGTTCCGAGCTATCGCGTAACGACCTGCATCAATTTGCGCTTTGGATAGAGGCGCTTCCTTTTCATCAAGTTTTGCGTTAAGGCGTTTGTACGTTCCAAGATCCTTTGCTCGTTCACGATTATAATATGTTCGAGCAGCAGATGTTGTAAGTTTCACACCCGCTTTTTTAGGCGAGTTTTTGTTAGTAGTGCTATATTCCTGCAACTTTTTTCGACGTTTACCCGCTTCCGTGAGAGATCCGTCTGCATTTTGGTACCGCCGTACCCCCCACTTCATACCCAATATTCCGTGATGATACAGCTCATCCGTATCAGGTGTTGAATTATAAGACCAGGACATTGCCCCCCCCGTTCGTTTTTTGAAGGAAGTTCGTAAATGGCGGCTGTTTCTCCTGCTGTGAATCGAGACACTTAGCCGATTGCATAGTGTATATGCCGGCACCGCCATTTTGAATAATTTACAGTTTACACGCTAGCGCTGTTGCAGTAGCACCCATAGCCATAGCTCGCGTAGGGGTTCGGGACGTTGAACGCCGGAACCGCCGCAGGACGGAGCTGGTTAATGAGGTACTGGTTCTGGTTGGCCTGAGACTGGGCCAGGTTGAGCGACTGAATGAGGGACGCCTGCTCGGCAATCTTCTCATTCTTAGCATCGAGTTGCGCCTGGACCAGCTCATCGTGAATGGCACGATAGTTCACGTTAGCATTGTCGGTGATGTCACGTGCCGCCTGAGAAATAGCGGTTGTGACGGCACAGGTGTCCGTCGCGAGATCGTAACGGGTCTGCGCAATTGCCTCGCGGTTCTCACAGCAGCAGTTCGAGAGCTGCGTCTGAATCGCGTTCGTATTCTGCATGTTGTTGACGGAAGCGTCATTGATGGCTTGCTGAAGCGTGAACTGACCATGCTGGACAGCGTTCTGCTGAGTAGCGAAGCCGTTAAGAAGGCTCGTGTTGACAGCGTAGAACCCGTCGCACAGGCCGTTCTCGAGACCATTGAGCTTGTTCATGACGGACTGGTTGTCAAAGCCACGTTGAAGAGCGGAATCGAGAGTATCGGTGCCCATAGTGCCTCCGTTTCCGTTGTTCCAGCCGTTGCCCCAGCCGCCGAAGATGGCGAAGAGGATGATCAGAACCCACCAACCGTTGCCGTTTCCCCAAGAAGAGTCGTTGTTCGTACCTGTCACGGCAGCGATGTCAGCCAAAGAGGGAGTAGATGCATTCATCATAGTGCGATCCCTTCTAGTACGTAGAGCGTTTTAATTGCGAATAATTCCATTTTGAATAATTCAAGCGTTTAATATTTAGCCCATAGCAATCACCGTCCTTGG